GATACGGGGTTAGGCAATAATCCCATGATAATTAAAACTTTTGTAAATATAGGGAAGGCTATGTCTGAGGATACTCTTATCCTTGGAGACAAAGGAGCCGGAGATTTAAAGCGTGGTCCTGATGGTAGGGTGATCTTTGAATATCCAAATAGCCCTGGGATGAAATAGCCTCCCATTAAGGAGGAAATATGTCTGAACTTAATATAAGAGGTCAGTTGACATTAGCTGAACTGGCTAAACGTACCAATAACAAAGAGCTTCTTACGATTGCAGAAGTTCTAAACGAGGATAACGAATTTATACAAGATGCGGTATGGGTTGAAGCAAATGATATAACGTCTCATGTTCATACCCGTAGAGCTTCTTTGCCAACTGGTTCATGGAGAACCGTAAACGAGGGTGTTGATGAGGAAAGCTCAAGCACACTTCAGATTAGAGAGCCTATTGGTATTCTTGAGGCTTTTTCTAAAGTGGATTGCTTTCTTGTCGATAATGCTCCTAATCCGACTCAGTTTAGAACCAATGAGGATATGGCGTTTGTAGAAGGCCTTGGTCAGAATATGGTTGAGAAATGCTTTTACGGCAATATCGCAACTGACCCGGAACAGATCAACGGCTTTTCCACAAGAGGGGCTTATGACGCAACTGCTGATGCTAATGTTTGGGATGCAGGCGGAACAGGTTCTGACGTAACCTCAATTTGGATTGTTCAGTGGGGATCAACCAAGACCCATTTAGTTTATCCAAGAGGTTCTCAGTCAATGGGAGTCAAAAGAACTGATTTAGGCAAGTCGGTAGCTTATGATTCTTCATACAACCCTTACATGGCATATTGGTCAAACTTTGTCGTTAATATCGGTCTTGTGATTCATGACGATAGAAACGTACAAAGAATAGCCAATATTGAGTCAACCGGATCTTCAAATATTTTTGATGACGATCTGTTGATTAAAGCTCTTAATCACATGCCGGCCAGGGGAGCGGGAGCGATGATTTATATGAATGAGACCATTCTTTCACAAATGGATATCAGAGCCAAAGACAAAACTAATGTTGATTGGCAGCCAGGAGAGGCTTTTGGCGCACCTGTAACACTTTTTAAAGGGCATCCCGTGAGGAAAGTTGACCAACTTGTAATCACCGAAACAGCGATTTCATAGGAGGATATTATGATTTTAGATAAACAAATGATACTTTCAGAAGGACAAGCGGTTACTTCAACCGCAGTATCTACGAACTCAATCGACTTTGGGGCTGCCAATCTCGACCCGGGGCAGGGTAATCCAATTTACCTTGAAGTGTGGTTAGACACGGCTTTTGATACTTCGGCAGATACTTTGACCATCACCCTCCAAGAGGGAGCAACAGTTGGGGCTTTGGCAGACACATTAACCATAATGCCTGCAACAGCCACTTCTGCGCTTTTAACTCCGGGCCTCTTGGTTAAAATTTCACTTCCTGAAGGACTTTTACGACACATAGGTTTGAATTACACCGTGTCTTCTGGTCTGACTTCAGGGAAGTTAAATGCTTTCTTAACAATCGGATAAAGGGGGTAATTATGAAACAATATGATTATCTCTGCCGCAAGAAATGTATTTTTAACGGGAGAATCCATAATGTTGATGAGGTTTATACCTTCAATATGGACGTTAAAGTTCCCGATCATTTTGAACAGTTAGGGATACATAAAGAGAAAGTCTCTCTGGAAGCTCAGGTTTCGGTTTTGCGGAAAGAAGTTTCTACGCTGAAAGGCCGAGTAACTAAGCTGACAGCAGAAAAGGACAATCTGAAAAGATTGACTGGAGGTAGAGAATGACTAAAAGATGGAAAGAAATGGATTTAGAGTCATGCACGCTAAAAGATAGCACAGGAACATTGACCGCTACAGTTGAAGAATTAAACACGGCAGCGGATGGAATTACAGCCACAGTTGCTGAAAGAAACAGAATTGCAGATGTTTCAGGAAGGATTGTCACTTGTACTGCAGAAACCCTGGCTGTCACCGAGGCTTTACATGAGGAACGAATTATTCTTTTAAGTAGAGCAGCGGGTGTTACTGCAACTCTTCCAGAAGCAACCGGAAGTGGAGGTAAATATACCTTTAAGGTGGGGGTAGTGCCAACTTCAAATGCACATGTAATTGCGGCAAAAACCACTGACACCATGAGTGGATTTGTATTTACTGTTGGCGATGATGCTACTGCTTTGGCTGGCTGGTTAGTAAATGGAACTGATGATAAACTATCTTTGAATGGTACAACCACAGGTGGGCTGACTATTGGTGACACGATAGTTTGTATCGACGCCCAAGATGCAGTTTGGCATATAGAAGGGCACACAACTTCATCTGGCACAGAGGCAACGCCTGCAAGTGCAAGTTAACCTAAAGGGGGTGAAAGCCCCCTTTTTTACAAGAGGTGAATAATGCAATCAGAAGAATATTGTTATTCAAGCAATTCAAAGGCAGCCTCAGCGCAAATATGTGATGGGGCGGGATTTTTTTATGGAATTGTTTTAACTACAGACGGAACGAATGATGCGACAATTACTTTTTATGACAGCTTAACAGCAACGGGAACTGAGTTTTTTCCTGAAACAGTCTTTGCGACTTCGGCTGATCTTCGTGATCATAAAATCCTGTTACCATTTCCTGTTAATTTTAATACAGGTTGTTATATTAAAATGGCAGGGACTGGTGTAAAATACGCTGTTTTGTATAGAAAAAAGAGGTAGACAATGGCTATCAGCTGGACATCTATTTGTAATATGGCTCTTGCAAAGATAGGCGCTAAATCTATTTCCAACATAGACACTGATACAACCAATAACGCTATTAAATGCAGGACTATTTATGAAAACACCAGAGATGCGCTTTTAAGAGGCTTTGAGTGGAACTTTGCGATAAAACGTGCAGAACTCACTCAATTATCAACTACACCTGATTTTGACTTTGATTATGAGTACACTCTTCCCACAAGTCCTTATTGCCTTCGTGTTCTCAATATGGAAGATGATGCAGCTTTTGAAATTAAAGGGCGAAAACTCGAAACAGATGGAAATGAGTGCAAAATCAAATATATAGCTCGTATTGTTGATCCCACAAAATTAGACCCTCTTTTTATTAATGTCATGGTTTGTTCTCTTGCTTCTCAATTAGCTATACCGCTTACAACGTCAGGCACGTTAAAAGATCGCATGGATCAAGAATTATTAGCAGCTAAACTTGAGGCTGGGATGATAGATTCTATGGAGGGGCAAGCTGAAGACAGGGATGAATCAGAATCAGATCTTTGGATTTCTGCAGGCAGATGATGATTCAATTAGGAACAATAAAAAAATGTAAAGAGATAGGCTTAAAAGGAGGTAATAGCGTTGTTTATCATGCTTGTGAAATATGCGGGAAACAACGATGGGTTACACTACGAAAAGGAAAACCTAAAAATTGGCGATGTCTTAGTTGCTCACATAAAGACCCTATAAAAAGAGCTAAACATAGCAAATTTATGAAAACAAGAAGAGGAGAAAAAAGCAATGGGTGGAAAGGGGGTAAATATAAAACAAAAGAGGGGTATGTTTTTATTTTGCTTCAACCAGAAGATTTTTTCTATTCTATGGCTAACCAAGATGGCTATGTTTTTGAACACCGATTAACAATGGCTAAGCATTTAAAAAGATGTCTCCAACGAGAAGAAATTATCCATCATAAAAATGGGATAAAAGGTGATAATCGGCTTGAAAATTTGGAATTAACTACTTTGGGGCAACATTCTGTCGATCATAGCAAGGGTTATGTGGATGGTTATAATAAAGGGCTTGAAGATGGTATGAATAAACAAATAAAAGAATTGAAAAAAATTATCAAATCTTTAGAGGCGGGGAGATAATGGCAAGAGCAAACCCTATTCTTACAACATTTAATGCAGGCGAGTTTAGTCCTGCTTTGCGAGGTAGGACTGACCTTGCGAAATATTACAATGCCTGCGAAACCCTTGAAAACATGATTGCCCGCCCTCATGGTCCGGCTTTTAAACGACCTGGCACTTATTTTGTTCGTGAAGTTATAGGCAGAGACCATGTCACAAATGGCACTTTTGGTTCAGACGTAAGTTGGACTAAAGGCACAGGGTGGTCAATTACCGGAGACAAGGCAGTAGGAGCGGCTGGAAGTGCAAGTGATATTTATCAAGATGTAGGTGATTTAGAAGAGAACGAAGTTTATGAAGTTATCTTTACATTATCAGACCGTACAGCCGGTTCAGTAACTCCAAAGATAGGCGGAACTTCGGGCACTGCTCGAACTACAAACGCTGAATATACGGAAAGAATCACTTGTGGCTCGACAGATATAGTAGCAGAGGAAAAAAGTTCTGATTTTGACGGTAAGATAGATGATATTTCAGTAAGGCAAGTAGCCCCCATTGCTCGTTTAGAATCCTTCCAATTTTCTACAGTACAAGCATATATCCTTGAGTTTACGAACAAAAATCTGAGAATATATAAAGATAACGGTATTATAACAAGTGGTGGAGAACCTTATGAAGTTACGACTACATATTTAACGGCTGATCTTTTTGAACTTCAAATGACACAATCTGCTGATATAATGTATATTGCTCATCCTACCTATCCACCTCGGAAACTTACCAGAACAGGGCATACTTCGTGGACAATAGCAGATATATCATTTACAGCAAATCCTTTCACGGGCGCTGGTAATTATCCTGCCTGTGTGGATTTTTACGAAGAACGGCTGTTTTGGGCTGGAACAAACAATGGTCCTCAAACTATCTGGGCTTCCAAGTCTGGTGATTACGAGGATATGACTACTGGAACTGGCGATGATGATGCTTTTGTTTACACTATAGCCGCCAAAGGGGTTAACTCTATTCAATGGATAGTTCCTCAGAATGTTATTTTAATAGGTACTAAGGGCGCAGAATGGTTAATGGGGTCTTCGGGTACAGACGAACCTATAAGTGTAAGTAATGTTTTTGTTAAAAGACAATCTACGTGGGGTTCTAAAAATTTGCAAGCTCTTTTGATAAATGATGTCGTGTTGTTTGTTCAAAGAGCAGGAACCAAAATAAGAGAATTAACTTATTCTTATGAAAAAGATGGTTATATAGCCCCGGATCTGACGATTCTTGCAGAGCATATAGCAAAAGGTGGTATTGTTGATTTCGCATATCAGCAAGAGCCTACAGCAGTCGTATGGTGCATAAGAGATGATGGTGCGCTTTTAGGAATGACTTATGAGAGAACACAAGAAGTTGTTGGTTGGCATAGACATTTAACAAATGATGGCGATGACTTATTTGAGAGCATAGCGATAAATCCAACAACTGGAGAAGATGAAGTTTGGGTTTGTGTGCAAAGGTCAATCGGCGGTGAGACAAGACGTTATATTGAATATTTCAAACCATGGGATTGGGGTTCTGACAGAACAGATATTTTTTTTGTTGATTCAGGGCTTACGTCGGATGGTGGTGCGGCTGAAACTATAACCGGAGCGACTAAAGCCAACCCTGTTGTTTTAACCGTTACAGGTACTTCTCGTGCAAACGGAGATGAGGTTAAAATATTAAATATAGCGGGAATGACCGAGCTTAACGAAAATGTCTATACAGTTGCGAATAAAACTGCGAATACTTTTGAATTAACCGATTCAGACGGTAATGATATAGACGGAACCGGATTCACCACTTATGTTTCAGGTGGGACGGCTCAGAAAGTGTCTAAATCTTACTCAGGACTATCTCATTTAACTGGTAGAGACGTATCTATCTGTGCTGATGGTAGTGTAAGGCCTGATGTTACCGTGGCTTCTGACGGGACATTTACGCTTGCAGAATATGCAAACAAAGTTCATGCAGGGTTAGGTTATACCTCAAAACTTCAGCCAATGAATATAGAAGCAGGGGCTCAAGCTGGGACATCTCAAGGCAAAACAAAAAGAATACACAAAGTAACAGTAAGGCTCCAAGATACAATGGCTTGTAAAATGGGAACTTGTGATGATGATCTTGAAGAAATTAATTTCAGGGAAGATAAAGATCCTACTGATGAAGCAGTCCCTTTATTTACGGGAGACAAGAATATAAATGCCTTCCCTGGAAATTACGGAACAGATGGAACAATCTTAATTATAAATGATTCTCCACTTCCTATAACTGTAGTAGCGATAATGCCCGAGCTTAAGACTTCAGATATATTATGAAAATAGTTCCGTTTGAAATAGAGCATGCTTTGAATATAACCGTAAGAGGGCATGAGGAAAAGATTAAGTATAATAAAGATTTCCAGAAATGGGTTAATCTTAATGCAGAGAACATAGGCTTTTCAGGATTTTGCGATGGGAAATTAGTAGGATGCGCAGGCGTAAGGAAACTTTGGGACGGAGTAGGTGAAGCATGGCTTTTAGCTTCTAAAGAAATAAATAAACATCCAAAATCGGGTAAATTAAATAAATTCAATCCTGATGGTACAGACGCTTTTCTTTTTGCGAGGGTGGAATAATGGAACCAGGTACATGGGCTGCAATATCAGCAGTTACATCTATGGCAGGTACTGCTTTTTCAACATACAGTCAGATGCAACAGGCCAGAGAGCAAAGCAAGTGGGCTGAATATAACGCCGCTGTAGCTGAAAGAGACGCTGAAACCGCCAGAATGAACGCTGAATACGAAGCTGGTATAAAACGGAAAGAAACAGAAAAGCTTTTAGGCCGGCAAAGAGCTTTATATGGAAAGGCCGGAGTCACTCTTGAAGGCAGTCCTCTTTTATTAATGGCTGAAACAGCTGCAGAAGGTGAGATGGATGCTTTAATGATAGAACGAGGCGGGAAGTTGCAAGCTCAAAGATACCGTTCAGAAGCTACTTTGTCAAGAATGAAAGGCAGCGCTGCTCAACGTGCCGGATATTGGGGGGCGGGTTCGACTTTATTAACAGGAGCTTCACAAACAGCTTATAAATACGGGATGTATAAAAAAGGATAATTTATGAGCCCACAAATACCTCAATATAGAAGAACCGAGAAACCTGCAATGGTTCCGGGTGTAAGAGTTTCCCCTGAAGCTATGACCAAAGATTTGGGTGCAATGGCAGGATTTGGGCAAGCAGTAACACAAGCCGGTCGTTTAGGTATGCAGTTTGCTACTAAATTGAAAGAAGCAAGAGAAACAACAGAATTTGCTAATGCCAAAACAGCAGCTAAGGAAGGATGGTATGATTTTACCTTAAATATCCATAATCTTGATTACAAAACATACAACAAGGAAGCCCAGAAAACAAAAGATGATCTTTATAAATCAATTTCAGGGACATTCACAGAAGAAAAGGCAAAGGCTACTTTTAATACATGGTGGAATGACTACACAGCGAAACAGGAATTTGATATAAGCAAACTTGCCATTGCAAAAGAAATAGAAGCTGGTGCGATGGACTACTATAAAAATCTTAATGCCGCTGCTGATCGTGGCGATAAAACAGACATAGAATTATTCACAAGAGGAGCTATTAGCGGAGGGTATGTCAAAGGTGATGTAGCTGAGAAAGCCAAAGCAACAGCATTAAGGCGGGCAGATACAGTTATTCATAAAAGAGTAGTTGATTTGGCATGGGCAGACATGATGACTGCGCCTGATAGAGACACAGCTATTAAGAATATAAAAGCGGTTGAAGGGTTAGGTGCAACAGAAAGAAATGCTCTAATAAGTAGATACGACCAAGAACAAAGATTTAAAAAGGCAAACGATAAGGAAGCTCTTGAAATAGCTCAAAGAAAAACACAAAATGATTTTATAAAAAGAGTATATGATATTGAAAAGCCATTGACTGAAGCCGAAGTTGATACATCCGATCTAAATCCTGTTGGCGGGGGGTCAAAGGCATTTTTCAAGGAATTAATCGAAAAAAGAGTTGATGCGGTAATAAAGAATAAAAACCTTCCT